TAGCCCAATCAAGGTGTTTCTTATTTTCAATAAAGTGTTTAATGATATCATTAGAATCTGTTAGATCTTGATTTTCAAACCACTTAATTCCTTGGATACATGCTTTTCTCTCCTTTAGCCATTCATTAGTTATAATCATCTATCACCCTCCTTAAATATCCCCATAACACCAAGATGCTCATCAACCCCTCTATTAGATAAGCCATAGTTAGCCATTAAGTCTTCTCTGATCGTGCTATAGTTCTGTAATGTATGCTGCTCTATCTCTGTTCCTTTAAATGTCATAAACCCACCATTTATTCTACGTTTCATATCGGATCCTCCTGTAATATTTTATGTTTAACTCCGCCAATTACTATAACATCTGGAACTATCAAGAATGTGTCTGCCGGTATCTCTTCTATGACTATATACGTTCCTTCTAACCGACTCTCTACAAACACACCTGCCTCATATACAATATATCCTTGTCCTGCCTCAACAAGCCCTACAAGCACTACCATTAATACGAACAATAGTATCAGGGTAATCTTTCGCATCAGCATCTCCTTTCGTTACAGTGATATAGAATCCTTGATGGTGTACATTGAACCCATTAGCTTTAAGTGTCTTTACAATGTCCTTAATGTCTTTCTCGTTGCCCTGTGCCACTTTTAGCAGATTAGCTTTCATTTCGTCCACCTACCTTTCTTGAACGGTATCACCTTCTTTTCTTCTTTTGTTTTGTTATAGGAATGGAGGGCGGTAGCCCTCCGCCCTAGTTCAGCTACCCTATAAGCTACATTAACCGCTTCGCCTTCCAGGACCCTTATCTCATCATAGTGTGGTTTGCATATTTCTCTACCAGACATTAACATGACAATGAACGTATCGGCTTGGCATTTATAGCAGCTCATTAATTGACCTCCTCTTTACAATCCATATCAACACCCATGACATATTCAACATTTTCCAATGCATTCTCTATCTCTTCTAATATCTGCTCTGCCTGTGTATTGGTCTGGTAACTGATCGTTACATATATTGGTATTCTAAACGTGCTAGTCATAGTCTTCATAGCTCACCTCCTATGTTGAATGATTGTAAGACACCGATTATCGCGTTATGGTAAGGGGTAAGCATGTTTGGCACAATACTTATTGTTGTCCCAGGCTTGTGAGCTAATGGCATCAATGGCCTCAACTTCTCTTCTATTTCTTGTTGGGTGTATTTTGTGGCATCTAATTTCCCACAACTATATCCAGCATTAAAGGCTTGCTTTTTTGTAACAGTCTCAGAAACTGCCATGCTCTCGCCCTCCTCCACCATCAATTCATCAAGGGCATCAAGTATGATATTCTCTAAGATGTAATCATTATTCTGCAAGCCGTCTGTCATCCATTTAATGGCTCTCTCAACTGCCTCATTAAACTCTTTTACTGTTAATGGTCTACTCATCTTTCAGTACCTCCGTCCTCATTTACTCCCAACCTATCACATAGGCTGGTATTAAAAAACTTATTAGATACAAATTCATCAAATTCACTAGAGTACAGATTAATAAATGCCTCCGCTAAATCCTCCCAATTCCTCTCGGTGTATCCTTGTATTGCTTCGCTCCAATCTGACATTATACCCCCACTTTCATCTTTTTAACGTCTTTTATTAATGTCTTGCGGTACTTCTCTACGTCATTATAACATGCGGATATCCCTTCGTTACACAACAAATCAAGAACCTCTCTCTTTGCCTCGTTATAGCCTTTCTCTAGACAGTTCATAGTTTCACCCCTTCTGCTTTTGTTATGGCTTGTTGCAGTCTTTCAATTAGAGTATATTCTCTAAAAAACGTATCTTGACAGGAATCTAGTTCTACTAATGCCAATTTACATGCCTCCAACAAATCTGGTGCTGATGATATTAGTTGGGCATTGGCTTCGCTTGCTTTTTCCCCGCAATAAATATGATTATTAGTATAATTCATAACTCCCCCCTCATGTTATCACATTCATTAATAAGGTCAAATAAGCGGTTATCCGCCCTAATCGCTTCACCTATTGCGGTGATTACCTCCATTATCTCCGCATTACATATGTAGGCTAGATCTTGTTTGTAGGTAAATCCGTTAGTTTTATTCATTACTTGTTTTTTTCTTTTGAAAACCTTTACATCTAGCACAATTATCTTTAGTTCCACAACAAGTATAATATTTACATCCTTTTTTCCCGCCTGTTCTTTTGTTTACTAAGCTCATAATGTTTCCCCCTCTGTAAAACCATTAATAATAATATATGTTACCGAAACCAATTTCGTCAACACAACATAAATGATTATCTAACTAGCATGAAACTCTGTGCTTATAACTAAATGCCTCGTAACGTCCACTTGACATCCTATATAGGCACAAAACACGTCCATTGGCAATAACTCTTCTTTCCTCTTCATATGCCATTGGTTCTATACATATTCCAAAGATTTCTTCTATTTCACCTAATGTTTCAGTATAGTATGTACTCTGTGATCCTAACAAACCTTTCGTGAATTGTTGTTTTTCATATTCTGTTTTCATTGTTTCCCCCTCTGTTGATCCGTTAATTATTCAATTATCAATTCCCACTTGCAAACATAGTATCGTCTATATCAAAGTCAATGTCAAGTTTTATTTTCGTTTATTTTAAACTAATATGCTTAGGAATCAGAGAAAAGTACAGTGTTTCTGTAACCCGTTATATACGTTCAACTTAAGAAAAGGGCATAATATTACATAAATCATTGATATCAAACAAGATATAGATAATAGGCATGTTCTACCCATACATAGGTATGCCTTATCGCTAGAATCGCTTAGAACGCATTTATGGGACGATTAGTATATAGTGTATTATTTCATTAAAAGGCTAGTCACTACCAACTCAATAGTCCACAATGTCCACTTTAAGCATTATTGGTAGTTACAAGCCTAAAAGCCTCCTGTATGAAAGAATATGAGAAAAGGTCATAATATAACAACAGGTCATCAAATTAGGGCTTTTAAAGAGAAAAGCAAAAGAGCATTAAAAGCCATTATCACATTATCCAGGGACTATATATATATACAAGCCTTGATAATCTGATAATGAGCCATAGTGAGAGTCAAAAATGATGGCAAATCGAGGCTCTAAATCAGACAAAAACAGGCAATAATCGCATGATAAATCATCATATTATGGTCTTGACTGCAACCTAATTGGCATACAAGAGTACTTATTTAACACTTTTATAAAGAATTTACTTGACAATACGAGAATATCCTGTATAATGTAGACATAAGTAACAAATAAGAGAAAAGTACAGCAATTCAACCTTATATAGTTATATATATTAATTAACTAAGTTAATTCACTAAATTGAAGGAGGTTAGCCCGTGACATTGAAGAAACTCAATCACAGACATAAAGCCTTCATCGATGAATATATCCGCTGCAAGAACCCAGCAGAGGCATTCACGAAGGTATTTGGAGCCTCAAACAAGCGCAATTATCCGTACATCCTGCTTAAAGATCCTCTCGTTCGTGAAGAGATAACAAGAAGATTCAAGAGCCTTGCATTAACAGAGGATGAGATAAAGGCATTATATGAAGAGATTATACACAACAAGAATGAAGCAACGAAAGATAGGCTGCATAGCATGGACTCATTGTGTAAAGTATTAGGCTTAGCGAAAGACACAACAACCGAGATCCACACCCATTTCGATGTTATCCAGGAAGAACTGGTCAACAAACGGCTGAACCGCCTGCAGGACTAGCAAGTTCATAACGTTATCCTTTACCGGGGGAGTGCCCCGAACAGTATAGTTGATCAATATAGATAACACCACGGGTAGTTAGGGAAGAATCAACCCCCACCACCCCCTTTAGTATATGTAGTATGTTATATATAATTTTTATATATTTTGAAACAAAGAGCGAAAAGGGTAGCTCCCTTGGTCATCCCTACTGATGGCCTAGCTCAACCTAGTAGGAGGATTGATATGATTAAAGGAAAGTGCGGGCATTGCGGTAAGACCTTTAGAACTGAATATGCAACGAAGAAGTATTGCAATAGGGGTTGTAAGGAGAAAGCCAAGGAGAAAAGGAAGTACGACAAATTAAGGGGCGGGGCTTTTACTACTAAAACCCTGTGGGCGAGAGAATGCGGTGTCTGTGGGAATGAATTTCTTACTACACATAAAATTGGAAAGTACTGCTCAGACGAATGCCGAAAAGGGTCTTCGCCATACAAAAAGCATGCGTTGCATCGCAGGAAGATAAATAACTCAAAGTGTGAGGCCTGCGGATTTAACAATGAGTATGCAATGCACGCCCATCATTTAAATAGAGGTAAGGGCTTAGGCCTTGTTGTTCTCTGTGCTAATTGCCATTACATCTTCCATGGTGTAGCGGGGCAGAAGCCATCACAGTACGAGAGAGACACTAAGCAGGAAGTAATTGATATAATAAACCAAACTAAGGCTAGTATAGTATAACTAAAGGAGACCCCAACTAGGTCTTGTTGAGGATAACAAAACGATGGGTAATAGAAAGTATCTATTAAAGTCTAGTAAAGAGATATTGCAGATATCCTTAGACTTTGCAGCCAAGCTAAATCCTCCATGGCCAGTACGGCTAAAGATGGGGTTTGAGATATGGGTAGATGAAGAAGGACTAAGGCGTTATAACATTACAGGACTATCAGATGCATACAGCGAGGCAGAGCGAGAACTCAAGGCCAGTGCCGATAGACAAAGAGCTAGAGAACTGGCAAAGGCTTAAGCGGGTCAAGGCATGGCATCGTTTCTTCCGTAACAAGGTAAAGGGACGGGGTAAATGAGGCTACCATATTCCATGGATGTATTGGGGTATAAGTACAGTATAAGATACAGCGATGAGCTAAAGGACGATGATGTACCAGATGGTATCCTCTTCGGTAAGTGCGAGACAAGTAAGTGGCAGATTGACATCAACTCAGCCTATGATAGGATAAACCAGGAGACAGCATTAGTCCATGAGGTAATAGAGGCAATTAACAGTCATGCTGGCCTAGAACTAAACCATCAAACTATATGCATCTTAGAGGCAACCATCTACAATATGATCAAACAACTGGAATCTAATGAAGATACTCAAGGGCAATGCTAGAGAGGCGTTAATGAAACTAGATGCGATAGCAGAGAGACTGGACATACTAGCCAAGAACCAAGTAATAGCAGAGAAGAACGGAAGCAAGCGCATGGGTGCAATCATTATACTATTAATACTTCTGATATTAGCTGCTCTGCTAGGTGGCCTATGAGCAAAGGCTACACTAAGGAACAAGCCAAGGAACTCCACACCTTCTGGCATGACAGCTTAGATGGCTTTATAGATGACAACTTAAGCGAGTTCAAGACTGCACCGACTCCATCATTCCATCAGACTATCTTCGATACCATAGCTGAGAAGAACAGGGTGGCCATTGCAGCACCTAGAGGACACGCAAAGAGCAGTATATGTAGTGTATTCTACCCACTCCACTGTGCATTATATCAGAAGAGGAAGACGATACGCATATACTCAGCAGCAAGTGACTTAGCAGAGGACTTCCTACGGAAGATAAAGGCCCAGATAGACACTAATCCATATATCAAGGCCAACTTCGGCAACATGAAGACCAAGAAATGGACAGAGAGTCATATAATCCTCAAGAATGGCAGTTCTATCCAGGCAAATGGGATTAATAGCCAGACTAGAGGGCCAAGACCTGACCTAATCATCTGTGATGACATAGAAACGGACGATAGCGTAGCATCTGAAGACCGCAGGAACAATATGCGGGAGAAAATCTATAAGGCATTGCTCAACTCGTTGACAGCAGACGGACAATTCATCTGGATAGGAACAATCATCAGTCATCTCTGTTTATTACAGGAAGCACTTGATGATCCAGCAAAGCCTTGGGCGAAACTTATCTTCAAGGCATATATAGACGGCAAAGAAGATGATAAACACGTATTATGGCCGGAACTATACAATCACGAGTGGCTACAACGTAAGAAGGCAGAGGTAGGAAGCATATTCTTCGCCTCAGAGTATATGAACGACCCTAGTGCTAACGAGAACGCACCAATACGCCCTCATATGATTAGAACATGGGATAACGTAGAAGATTTACCAGAGAACATGAATTGCGTGATAACCTTAGACCCAGCCTATTCAGAGGATAAACGTGCCGACTTCAAGGTAGCTTGTCTTATAGGAACTGATGCTAAGAATGTCCGGTATCTATTAGAAATAGTGCGAACCAAGGAAAGCATCAACCAGTACATGTCAATGGTTATAAACATGTGGTTCGCTAATAAAGACCGTTGTGCTAATGTAGGAGTGCCATCTAAAGGAACAGAGAAGGGCTTCTTCAACTCATTTATAAATGAATGCGGTAGACGAAACGTTGCAGTTCCAGTATGTGAACTAGATAATGCCTTTACTGCTATAGGTGGCAGAGTTATCCGTAGAAAGACGGACAGGATAGTTGCGGCACTACAGCCTTTATTTGAGCAAGGCCGTTACGTCATTGGCAATCATATGGGATTCGTTAGAGATGAACTATTAACTATTGGCAAGTCACGCCATGATGATGTAACAGACTGCATGGCATACGCAGAACAACTATTACAGAACAATTTCGATATAGATGAGAATGTACCCAAGAGGGGCAGATACGGTGAAGTAATTAGGGATGACGATCAAAGTGAATCCCTCGGTGGCTACTGGGACGAAGACTTATACTAAGGAGATATAATGGCAGATTACGATAAAATGGAAGACAAGGAAGCTAAATCATCTAAGAACATAGTCACTACTGTCAAACAGTGGAAAGATGATAGTAAGGCTGCCTCAGAGACTTGGGCATTGCGTAGAGCTAAATGGTACAGGATGCGACAACGTGTCAAGAAAGCTAAGACTAAACCATTTATAGGATGCTCGAATGTTCGTATGCCTACACTGGACATTCAGATAAAGAAACTTAAAGCCTCACTTATTAATGCAGTCTTTGGTGTACGCCCTCTAATCTCTGCTAAACCAGCACCAAGTGGTAGTATTGATAAAGCAAAGAAGATAGAGAAACTAGTTGACCATATCTTAGTTGACCTTATGGGAATTAAGCGCAAAGCTATAGTTGCTACTGACAGGGAACTAGAAGGTGGATTCTTTATATTAAAGCCATATTGGGAAACAGAGATTATAATTAAGTCAACTGAGTTTAAAGTAGCAGACATAGCAGATGAGGAACTGGAGATACTCTACGACCCAGATACTCCGAGACAAGTAATAGAAGAATACATTGTACGGTTCCTTGAGCCAGACTTAAGCAAGAAGGTTCGTAAGGAGAATATAGCCGCTATCACTAAAGGAATTGACTTGATTCTAGGTGGCGAGGAAGTCGTTGAGTTTAAACTAAAGGATGTCATTAAAGACCAACCAAACGTCGCACTCATTGACCCAGAGCATTGCTTCGTTCCAGCCTCTACTGGCTATGACCCTCAGTCCGCTGAATACATCATACATGAGTTTTATCTTAGACCAGA